CGCGTAATCAATTCATACAAGGCAGGTTTGTCATTTAAAACTGTCCAGAGTTTTGGTTTCTCAACTTGCAAAACAGCATTCAAACTAGTTGATTGATGAGCTTTCAAGACTTGGCTATCTGTACGAACTACGTCCGTTACAGCCTGACCATTTCGTTCAATAATTTGGTATTCAGCAACAATTTCATGATCTTTGTCATCAGTAGACATGATGCGGTTGTAACTACGAATGGAGGCTTTGACCCGTGCATCACTGAACATCGCAGGGTCATGGAAGTACAAGCAGAGAGTATCAGATCGTTCTACGTCACTTCGGAGATTATACCTCTCGAGCTGTTTACTCTTTGACGTTAGGGCGTTGACGTAGTTGTCTTTACCTATGGTGATACTGCGAATATCCATAGATACTCCATCGACAGAGATGTCTAAAGCGGAGAAGGTATCCCCATTCTTGTCGCGCTTGCTCTCATCGAGGAAAATCACCTTATGTCCAGCATGGAAGAGCGTATCGGCGCATTCTTCTTCGAGGTCATGGGAAGTTAGCTTCTCCTCTCCGAAGTACCTTTCCTTCGTACTATTGCGCTTATGCCCGATGTGAGAAGCCTTGATCCCCCCCGTTTCTGGATCGAACTCAACATCCCTATACTCCTTATCCTTCGTCAGCTGGAGGTACTCCTCATAGCGCTCGGGGAACTTTGCCTTTGCCACCTCCCAGTCGATATAGGGGCAGTGGTAGCAGTCCTTCGTCTGTCGAGCGTGGAAGGTTCTCTCGAGGAATCCTTTCAGTCCCTTCTTCTTTCCCTTGTTGAAGGGGCAGGCACTGCAGTTCGAGGGGAAGTAAGGGTGCTTATCACTGAAGGTATGCCCATGTCTGGGGTTCTCCTCCAGCCCCTGCTGAGCCTTGGGCATATTGGGCGACTGCTTCCACCCCGTAGAAGGATCATCTGTAGCCTCGAGTGAGCATTTACAATTCCATCGATTAGCAGGATGGTTGTCCTTCCAGAAGGGATCATCCATAGGGAGCGTCAGCCCTGATGCCCAGAAGGTCTCATGTACAGCCTCGGGGGAGGGTGAGGTGGTCGGCATCCAGCGTAGGTTCGGCAGGACATCCCGATTGCGCTCAAACTCCTGCCAGTCGGATGCTTGGTGAGCTCTGAGGATAGCGGTATCATACTCGGTGCGTAGCCAAGAGCCGACCTGATGGCTTGCAATGGGCGCAATACTCTTCTTCCAATCCTCAAAGGATCGGAGCTTGCCCTCCTCGTCAAAAAGTCGCTTCTGCATTTGACTACCCATCGAATGGCATTTGAAGGCAGAAAAAACCTCGTTCGAGTGGCGAAGCTCTCTGAGGAAAGCCTGCTCATGCGTCTCGTGCCCACTGTCGATGAGTCCCTCGACACTTGCCTCATTGATGATGCGCAAAACCTCTCGCCATGCCTGTGGCTCTATCTCCGTCGATACGTCAAACCCATCATATACCTTGCGTAGATACTCCTCAAGGATCTGTGGGCTAAACTTGACCGTGCTATCGTTGTGGATAGAGCCCGAACAGCAGGGGCAGGAACGCTCTCCGTAGTAGAGTGTATCGATTAGAAATCGCTGTCCGCCCCTCCTGGGAGAGGGGCTAGGGAGAAAAAACGGCTGAGCAGGTTGCGTAAGCCCTTCTTGCCCTGAGGCGGGGTATTGCCCTTGGTCTTCTCTTCCTCTGAGAGGTTATTGTCATCGGTGTTCCCCTCTTCGGTAGAGGGAACGTCACCGCCTTGTAGTTGAGTCTGCAGGGCTTCCTTATTTGCCTTCTTCTCGGCGAGCAGTTCATCGTAGTTCTCGGGCTTGGGGATGCCTGAGAACTCATAGAGGTAGTCGTCTGAGATAGGTAGCCCGATGGAGTTCAGCTTGAGGACAATGTCGACCTGCTGGGTAGGATGCGTCTTATCCTTCTTGGCGTAGACGAACTCGCCTCCCTCGGTATTAAACCCGAGGTTGGAGAAGATGGGGCGCATGTGGTAGTTGAGGACATCGAGGATGGTGTCTCGGTCATCCTCATTCATCTCGTCCTCAACCTCCTTGTGTACCTCGCCGAGCGCTTGTGTACCTACCTTCTTAGCATCGGTCGTGAGCGTGTTGCCGAGCACACGGATTGAGATCTTGCTATCCCAGTAGTTGGTGAAGTTCTCGAATAGTTCACCTGTGGCGGATGCATTCTTTGGCTCGTGCAGGACAAGGGAGCTTTCCTTGGGGTGGATGTAGACCGCTGATGATCCTTGGCGACGGGCATCCTCAATGATCTTCCTTCGGGCTTCTTTGTCGCCAGCATCATAGGTGTACTCACGGATCGGTATACCGAAGATGTTGCAGAATTTAGCCCAGTCACTGACGTTGCCTCTTTTGTAGAGAATGGCAATCATGATGTCCACAAGGGCTCCAAGGTCACGCTCTCCGCCGACAAAGAGCATATTATCGAACTCCTCAATAGGCGCACCCACCTGGTCGTCTTGGTACTGCAGGAGCTGACGTGTGATTGGATTGTAGTGCTTGCGATTGATCTGATCCGCACGGATATTGCCCTCCTCGTCAAGGTAAAACTGCATCAGAGAGAAGCCCCAGAACTGTGCCAGGGTGATCTCCTTACGTACCTCCTTAAACCAAGGGGAGCGTAACTGTGGGGTGATTACATCGTCGGGCTTCCCATCTCGATGGAACTCAATCGGGATACGTGTTACCCCTCGAAGGCGCTTGCTTAAGACCCCCATGTAGTGAATGTCTAGCTCTGACGACTCGTAGAGGTCGTATAATCGGGATCGAGAAGGGAAGTCGATCTGCTTGGCTCGACGTAGGCTGTTCTGGAACTTCTGCAGGTCGAATAGGAATAGCTCAGGCATCTGCAGTACAACGTCAGGGACGTGGTACGAAGAGCCCGAGGAGGAGCGTAGGCTTCCTCCCTGTTGGATACGCTTTTGAGTTCGATTCTTTGCCATTAACGTAGGGTGGGTCTAAGGGTTTCAGCATCAATCTGCCAAGGGCTGTTCATCTTCTGCTCTTCACTGTCTAGTCGAGGAGCCCCGTGGATGGTGATCTCCCCTCGGGATACGCCTTTGAGCCATTCAATAGCTCGTTCATACCTATCCTTTCGGATGTCAGCAATCTTATAGGGGTTATGGATGCTGAAGATGTGATAGATGGTGATGTCGAGAGCAAACATCAAGATGAGATTGTGGCGCTCTTTCCCTACGGCGGAGAAGATGGCATCGCAATCATAGATCTTATCCAAGTAGGAGCTCATCTCGGAGATAGTGCGATCCTCGCAAATCTCAATTACCTGAGGATCGTAGTCAGGGTTGGGCTGACCTCCTGCAGAGGTCTCCCTTAGAAGGGAGGAGAGTATTTCTCGGTGGATGCTTGCGTTGTAGTCCTCAGGGGTGATAAAGTTTGCCATAATTAAATACGATAGGGGTTGCCTTTGCTGACCTCGTCATATCCAATGACCTCTGGAGGATCAAGCTCTGCACTCTTGCTCTTGGTGAGGCTGATCCCACCCTCCACGGCATCTAGACCGTCGGCAGGGTATGGCAGATGCATCTCGAACAGTGTTCCTTGGTTGATTAGCTCTACCATGTGGGGGTTATCTTGCTCGTCCTCGTTGAATATAAGTTGTCCTAGTCGGTCAAGGGGCTCTAGATTATTCTCAATGCGAACCGCTTTGTCGGTCTTCTTGCGCTCATCGGGTCGGATGTGAATCTCTTCGCCCCTGCGCTTGATCTCCTCTCGTATAAGGGGCTTGAAGACTTGTTCGTAGAAGGGATCCTGCAGTTTATTGTTCTCAATGTAGAAGTACACCACGGTCTTGCCTCCCACCCATTTTTTCAGGTCGAAGTACCAGCCGATGAAGTTGGCGTTAGTCTCACGTGCGAGGTAGCCCTTAATGACGTAGTACTTATCCCCAAGCTTGCCTATTAGCCAGAGCGCCTTGAATGAACCTTGCTTGGTCTTTCGGTCGCTATAAGCGGGGTCGCCGTAAGCGATCAGGTACTTGAATCGATTGAGGGGAGGAATTTTCCCGAAGGCGAGGTTCTTGAAGACACTCCCTTCGGAGAGCGGGTTGTTGAAGTACTCTTTCTGTTGGGCTGAGCGAGGAATATTCTCGAGCGTTCGGTCGATCATCTCCTCGCTGTTTTTTGCTGGCCACGTCGACCGCCCTTGCTTGTCTCGTATGTTGATGATGTCCCAGTGCTTGGCTTTTTCTCCTGCACGCTTGACACAGCAGTCCTTTGCGATGATGTTACCGCACCAGATAATCAGGGTTGGTTCACTGATGGATCGTGTTGGGTAGAGCGCCTCGTTGAACCAGTCCCACTTCTTCTTGAGGGTCTCGGGGTTACGGCAGTCTTCATCGGTGTCGTAGTCGTCAGCGACGAGCACGTCGGGACGAATGGACTCATTACGACTTCCTCGAGGAGCTGACCCTGCACCCAAAGCCAAGAATTTTGCACCAGAGCGAATCGTGAAATCTCGCTCAGTCCACTGACCAAGGTTCACCTGGTTGCCATAGAGTTGCTTAAGGCGAGGGTTCGTCTCAAAGTTGACCTTGTATGGAGTGAGTAGTCGGATGGCACTAT